CGTGGATGTACATCGTCAGCGGCAAGTACCCAAGCGAACAGGCACGCGCCGCACGCGAACGGGATATCAACGCCAACCCGCCCAAGCCCGGGAGCGTGCTTGTGCAAGGCTCTGATGAAAACTGGGGCATTCTCTCTGCCAACCTGGACAGCTTCGACGCCTCTGTGGATGGCCTGACCATCAAGAAGATGATCGCCCTCGGCGCAGGCATTCCCGTACATTATCTCGCCGAACCGGAGAGTTCCACCCGCACCACCGCAGAAGCAGCAGGGACGCCGACCTTCCGAGCCATCGAGCAGAAGCAAACCGACTTCATCGCCATGATCAAGGATATGGCAACCATTGCCGTGCGAGTCCGCAAGGAAGTGGACCGCCGAGTCAATCCGCTGGCAGAGATCGAGATCGGCGCGCCCGACATCACCGAACGCGATAACGCCAACCTTGCGCTCGCCGCCTCCCGCATTGAGCCAGTCATGGCAGACCTGTACGACCGCGAGTTGATCGACGAACCTGAATTCCTACGACAGACCTACCGCATGGCAGGTGAAGTCTATGAATCGCCGCGCGTCAAACCGAAAGGCAAACGCCGACCTTTGAAACCGACCAACGAACAGCCCGCGCCGACCGCACCCGTGGAGCCAGATGAGCAGGAACCAGCCGATGAGTAATCTCAAATGGCAATCGACCAACTCCGAGAATACCTGCCCTTCCTGCAAGGCCCTGCATGGACAGATACACAACGCCGAAGAATGGGGCGTGCTCACGCCGCGTCACTCTTCGCTCTACTGCCAGGAGCATTGCAATTGCACACTCAGTGAGACCGATGAGCCAGCCGCAGGCGATATTTCAACCGCTCCACTCCGAATCTCCAACAGCGATTCCGTCGGCTCCGTCGGCGGCGGGTACGCCGCCTCTGCTGAGAAGACCGCAATCCCGAAAGGCAAACCAATGCAGATCAAATCCCAAATCCAGATCAGGCTCGCCGCAGGCGGCGAATACGAGATCATCGCAATCTCAGCGGGCACGGGCAACGGCTACAACTTCCCACCCTCCACACTGAAAAAGGCCGTCGCCATGTGGGATCGCGTGCCGTGCTACATCGACCACGAAGCCACACTTGACAAGAAGCGCCACTCCGCCCGCGACCTGGCAGGGATCATCCACTCCCCCACTTGGGACGAGCGTCACCAGGGAATCGGCGCACGCCTGAAACCCACAGGCCCGAGCGCCGACGACCTCCGAAAGCTGGCAGACGCCGCTCTCGAAAATCCCGACCTCCCCATTGGCTTTAGCGCCGACGTGTTCATCGACATCACCGACGATAGAACTGTCACGGCGATCAAGCGCGTCGTATCCACCGACGCCGTCCTCAAACCTGCACGCGGTGGCAAATTCCTGCGCGTGCTCCAATCCATCCTACAAGGAGAACCGACTATGAACGAGAACGAAGATCAAGTCATGGATGGCGCACAGGAAACTGACGCCGCCCAACTGAGCGAAGTAGACAAGACCGCTCAGGCAGTCCGCAATCTTCTCGGCGAACAACAGCGGCTCGAAAAACTGGCCGACGACGAGAAGAAAGCCAAAGCGACCCGCATCCAGCTATGCAATTACCTGCTGGACACGGCGCTCGACGCGTCCAAGCTCCCGAAGGCCGCGCGCACCGTCATTCAGAAGCGCTTCAAAGACACAGAATTTGAAGCACCCGAACTGGAATCCGCCATCGACGACCAACGCAAAGTCCTAGCAGAAGCAATGGCGAGCCAGCGCATCTCAGGCCCAGGCCGCGCGACCGGCGCGATGTTCAACACTGACGACCAGTTACAGGCAGCCGTCGAAGATATGTTCGGGATCGAACGCTCCGAACATCTAAAGAATGCCAAACCCGCGCGGCTCTCCGGCATCCGTGAGTTGTACTTCATGCTCACCGGCGACTTCGATCTACATGGCGGATTCTACGGCGAGCGCATCGCCCTTGCCACAACTGCCGACTTCACAGGTTTGGTCAAGAACGCGCTCAACAAGATCGTAGTCAATTCCTTCGAGCGCATGGGCGTCGCTGGTTACGACTGGTGGAAGAAGATCGCACTAGTCGAGCATTTCACGAGCCTACAGCAGATCACCGGCACACTCGTGGGCACGATCGGCAGCCTGCCGTCGATTGCAGAGCGCGGCGAGTACACTGAACTCCCCGTTGGCGACAGCCCCGAAGTCGCCAGCTTCACCAAGTACGGCGGATACCTGCCGCTCACGCTGGAAGCCATCGACCGCGACGAGACCCGCAAACTCAAGCAATACTCGATTGAGTTAGGCAACGCCGCCATGCGGAATATTTCAGAACAAATAGCCGCCATCTTCACGAGTGGCAGCGCCGCAGGCCCAACAATGGCGGACGGAGGCGCGCTCTTCAACTCCACCGCCGTGACCGAGGGCGGCGGACACGCCAACCTGCTGACCGCCGCCCTCGGTACCGATTACGTCGCCTGGAACGCCGTCGCACTGGCGATGTACAACCAGCCAATGTTGATCAAGAACGAAACAGGCTACTACGGCACAGGTAAGAAACTGGCCGTCGAGCCGCGTTACTGCCTGGTTCCGCGCGCGCTTCGCCCGCAGGCAGAAGCCCTGTTCATGCCGCGCTGGGAGATCAACCCACAGCATGGCGTCACCATCCCGACTTCGGGAGGCATCACCTGGGGCGGACGCGTCGAGCCAGTAGTCGTACCCGAATGGACAGACACCACCGATTACGCCGCCGTCGCAGACCCCGCCATCGCCCCGTCCATCATCCTGGGCGAACGCTTCGGCCTAGTCCCTGAAATCTACATCGCAGGCCGCGAGACTGACCCGGCTGTGTTCATGAACGACGAGCACCGCTTGAAGGTCCGTCAATTCATCGCCCTGGTCGTAGGCGACTTCCGCCCGCTGCACAAGTCGAACGTCGCCGGATAGTCTCAGTCACACCATCGTCTTATTGGCGATGTGAACACCAACCCCCGCGGGTGACTCAAAAGCCCGCGGGGAATTCCAAACCCAACAAGGAGACCAAGCCATGGGTTACTTGCACGATACACACATGTCGCAGTTTATCCCGCCGAGCGCCTTTCACTATGTAACAGGCACGTGGGCGGACGCGGCCGGCAACGTCGCGGGAACCATCGTCAAACAAAAAACCGCCGCAGCCGAGACCGCCGTCGTCAACATCCCGATCCAGATTCCATCCAACGGGAGCGCACTGAAAGGCTCGTTACTCAAGAGCATCGAGATTGACTACGAAATCCTGACCGCAGCCGCGACCAGCATCACAGCCACACTGAACAAAGTCACGCGCGGAGCAGATGGAGCCGTCGCAGTTGTGGCGGCGGTTACCGAAACGCAAGACCTTGCAGCCGCCACCGACGCCGCCGACGTGGATCAGCACAAATTAACTGTCACCGTCACCACCCCTGCATGGATCGACGACAACGAGTATTACCTGCTTGAACTCTCATGCGTCTGTGCACTGACGACCGTCATTGAATTCCTGGGCGCAAATATCAATTACACAGCCCGCCTATAGGTGTCCCATGATCCACGACACTCATGCAGCGCAATTCATCCCGCCAACCCTGTTCCACTGCGTGACAGGCACTTGGTCACTCGCAGCCGGGCAGGTTGCGGGAACCATCGTCAAGACCGTCAACGACGCCAACCAGACCAGCGTCGTGAATATCCCAATCTGCATCCCGTCCAATGCGAGCGCGCTGAAAGGCTCCTATCTCAAGAGCATCGAGATCGACTTTGAAGTCACAGGCGCAGCGCTCACGGCGCTAGACGCCGTAGTCAACAAGGTCACGCGCGGAGCAGATGGGGCCGTCGCAGTTGTGGCGGCGCAGACATTCACGTACGACACAGGACATGACGCCGCAGGCGAGCGCGTTGATGTTGACCAGCACAAAATGACACTCACCATCACCGCCCCATTCTGGGTCGATAACGACGAATACGTACTCGTCGAACTCACCATCGACCAGGCAGGCGACACGGGTGTAATCAAACTACTGGGCGCAGTCGTAAACTTCACATTCCGAGCATAAGCATGGACAAGAAACCAACTCCCCCCTCAATTGTCCTCGCCCTCGCAAAGCACGCCGCCACCGAGCACGTGACCGATCCCAATCCCATCGACTGGCACGAATATCCCCGGGAGTGGGTGATCGTCTTCGAAGATGGCCGCAAGCTGCACTTCGAGAAAGCCGCGGTCATCGAAGCACCGATTGCAAAAGTGGCCAACATCGCCACCGAAGACGGTGCGGCCGGCAATGCCCCCACCACGCGCAAGCGCAAAGACAAATAATCCACAAGGGACGGGGCTTGCTCCGCCTCATTATTCCCAACCAAAAAAGGAATCTCACTACATGGACAAGTTCACACAACTTCTCAAGAGCCGAAAGTTCTGGGCCGCCGTCGTCGGTCTGGCACTAATCATCGTCCGCTCATTCTCACCAACCTTCCCGCTCGACGACGCCGATGTGCTCAAAATGGTTTACTTGATCGTCGCCTACATCCTGGGCACAAGCCTGGAAGACGCCAGGGCCAAAACCAAAGCATCGGGCTAATCCCCAGTTTTCCTCCTCCTACTCCGTGGGCGGGAACTTGGCACCCCGCCCACGGTCTACACGCCCTTGTTATCGAAAATAACAAAGGCTCTGCGCGACGCACCCGGCAGACCTGATAATTTACCTACCCCCCCCCTAAAATGAAGCCCAATGGCTGCTTTTACAGCCTGCTATCTTGCGCACTCTTTTGGCTGCTAATCATCCTGTTTTTTCTCAAGCCGTAAAGGAACACATGCCATGTCCGACACCCTAACCCAGCTTATCGCCAAAATCCAGGCTCAATTGCTCGATGACGGGACGCGCTTCACAACGGCGACTTGCACCGCCGCGCTCCGCGCGGCGCTCAAAGACTTCAATCTCGCCGCTCCGGTCCACGCGGGCACGCTCATCGACGTGGTCGCCGACCAGTACGAGTACGAGCTATCCGATTCCGTAGACGCAGCCACAGCAATCGAGATCATCGACATCCTCGAAGCCGACCCCGACGGCGGAGAGCTCGACAAGTCGCTCGACTATGACGGCTACTCCGAAGATGAGCGCCTGTTCTTTCGGTTGCGGCAGCCGCTGGACAGCGGCCAAATCGTTGCACGCTTTACACAGCCCCACACAGTGAGCGGGCTGGATTCCGCAACCGAGAGCACGCTCGCCGCCATTTGGGACACGGTGCTCGTCGATGGTGCGTGTTATCACGCCTGCGAGATAAGAGCCGTCGGAAGAGTTGAGACGATCAACCTCAACCGCAACGTGCCCGACCCATTGCACAAAGCGGCGGAGAGATTTCTTGCAGCCTTCCAGATGGGTCTCGCCCAGGCGCGCAAGAAACGCCCACAGGTTGGGAAGCCTGACGAGCGCGCATGGAATGATCAATGGCATAGCCGACGGTGGGAAGTGAAATAAATGCCAAGAACACTCCCGGCAGCATTAACCACCGTAATGGACGCGGGCGCATATGAGCCATACATCCGCGTCGTTCTTCAAATCACAAGCGGCTCGCACACTGTTGAAACCCTTGGTTTTGTCCTAAACAGTCTCTCCGCCACTGTCAAAATTCCATACACCACCGACACCCTGGCAGAAGAAGGCAGATTCCGCATCGTGCGCGGCGCGCTAATCAACGGGATCCCGGTAACAATATCATCCATCTGGTTCAACATCGTGGACATCAAGTACGATGGAAGATTTATCACCTACACAGGCGAAGTCCTCTTCCGCAACTACATTACAGTTGCAGCCAATTCGGATTATGAAACTGTCATCAACACCGCACTTGCAGAAGCAGATTTTCCACCAGCGCCAAACTACGAAGGTGCAGCCGCGTGGAAAGCCTACCAGTTCTACCCGACAGACAGGGGAATAATCCTCAATCCCGCAAGAAAGCTCTTTCCACTTCTACAGCAAAAATATCTTGTTTACGCAACAGAAGACGGATGGGACGGCGCAGACAGCAATATCTTTTTTTTCGTCGCCACTCAAAACAGGGCAAAAGATTACGACATCACCGATCTGTTATTCAACTTCAATTTCCGCTACGACGAAAGGCGCCTAATTTGGCGCGACGAAAACAATACAATCAACAGCGTTGGAAATGCAACAGCAGTTATACACAATCTTGGCTACCTGGAATCCACCGCAGACGATCCATCCTCTGCCGCCACGCCAGCGCTTTATTTTGCAGACTCCAAATCATCCAAACTACAAGTCCATCTGAAATACAGAACGGAGATTATGTAGGCGTCTTAAGCGTACCCGCAGGTTTCAGCTTCACAACCAGGATAAAGGTCACAGAAATTTTAGACCTGAATTCAACCCCCGCATGGTATCAAATACTTGAAACACTACCCTACTTCACATCCACCGAAGGCGGCCCGATTCCAAGTACACTCGAAGCCGCCGCACCGTATACACCACTTGTTACAACAAACTTCAATAACAATCTAGACTCCTCGGTCAACAACCTGCAGGCGCTCGCCGAAGCCGTGGACGATCTCGTACTAGGCAGCACTGGCGCACCCTACGACGCGCCGACCGCAACGAACGACTTCCTGATCGGCGCTCAGGTCGCGGGAGTATGGACGTGGGTTAAGAATACACTGGCCCAAGCCATAACAGTGCTCCGCACGTCGCTGGATTCGATCTATGCCGCAGCCGCACACACCCACGAAGTAGACCAGCGCGCGGATATGTTTAGCGACGCCGAAGGCGACCCCGCCGACATTGGCACAACCGCAGACGGGACCAGCACCTACGCCGCGCGCAGAGACCATGTACATGGAGGCGGCGGAAGCGGAAACGCGTCTAACTATGCTATCAACGGCGGATTCAATTTTGCACAGCGCCAAACGCCAGGCACGCTGACCACCATTGCAGACGAAAAATACGGCCCTGACCGCTGGATGCTCACGCGCGAAAATGCAGACGTGCAATATCAGCGAAACTCTGCCATTGCGGAAAGCGGCCTGAACTCCACATACTACGGGTTGATCAAGAAGATCACCAATGCGGGAAAGTTCATGTCCTTACAGGTCGTGGAGCACGTCAACAGCGTCCCGCTACGCGGGCAGTCTGTGACCTTTGAGATCAAAATGAAGGCCAGCGCAGCCAAGACGATTCGTATGGCGATTATTGAATTGGCGACAGCAGGCACAGCCGACACCCTGCCCGCTACGGTGATCAGCGCGTGGGGAGTAGACACAACGGACCCCACACTGGGCACAAATCTTGCCGTTGTCACCAGCGCCGAATCCAAGTCAGTTACAACCGCCTGGCAGAAATTTTCAGTCACGAAGACCATCCCGTCTGATTCCAAAAACGTGATCCTTGCCTTCTGGTCTGATAGCGACTTTGCGGCTAACGACACACTCTCGATTGCAGAAGCGGGACTTTATGTTGGAAGCGCGCCGAGCGCCTGGACCGACAGACTGTATGCAGACGAACTCCAAATGGTTCAGCGTTTCTACGAGAAAACCTACAATGTAGACATCGCCCCCGGCACAGATCACAGCGGCGCACCGTATGGCTACGATGTCATCTTTACCGGAGCCAGTGCGACCACCGCCGCAGGATACATTCAAATGTTCTTCAAGGTCAGGAAGAGAATTGCTCCGACCATGACCTGGTATCAGCAAAACGGCACAAGCGGAAGCTGGAATTATTACGGGTATTGGAACGGCGCGGGCGGCACGAGCGCCGTCACTGATTTTTCAACCGACCAATACAAGGCGGCAATGGCTCTCAACTCATGCAGCGGGTTAATTGTTGGAACAGCAGTGCAGCTTTCGGGCCACATGGTCGCCGACGCAGAGATTTACTAATGCTTAGATCCTTCACCAACCCCCACCAACTCAGACAGGAAGTAAT